ACCTATTAAAAGAAAAAGACAATTCAGTTTTTATTTGGTGTAACGCGGACAAATTCGTAAACTACTATCAGTTGAAAGGTTTTTATTCGGGTATGTTCATTTCCGAAGTTGGGGAAGCATACTATTGTGGTTTACCTGGTACTGAACAAGAAGTGGTTGATGAAAGTAATTATGGTTTCTGCGAACTTTTATCGGAGTGTATTAACGAACCACAAGATAAAATGTACGAAAGAATTAAAAAGGAATATGGTAAGATTGCGGAAGAAAACCCAGTCGCACTATACAATCACAACCGCCTCTACTTGTCGATTTAATTGGTTTAACATCGGTTGTGGTGGAAAGGGTAGCAGAAATGTTACCCTTTTTTATTGCGTTTTAGTTTCGACGCACAGCACGTGCTGTATCCAAAATTTGGTTGGCATTGTATGACACCTAATAAACACGTATTACGTTATATAGTTTGTTTAACCTTTTAGTCAAAACATTAAACAAATTAAGCCAAACAATTTTTTGGATTTGACGACAGGTGGTCATCTGTTTCGTGGTAGTGTGGCAAAATAGATAAAAAAAAAATATACTTAAATGTTGTGTATATTGAAATTTGTTTTATATTTGTATCGTAATACATAATTAGTATGAGTAAGAAATCAATTCCAATGGAAATCAAAGTCGGTGTTTACTATTATATTGATGAAGAAACCAATCAACCAGTATTTGATACTGATGAAATGAGAAATGAGTTTGAACAAAAACTTAAAGAAATAGAAGATGAAAAAGAATGGGAACAATGAAACCCTTAATGGATTAAGTGTGAGACACGTCGCACAAATAGTCCGTAGGAAAATGTTACAGAAGTCAAAACCTTCGGCGAAGGTGTACAGACGAATAAAGTTTGGCAAAAAAGATTTGGTAAACGAATAAAATTGTTATATATTTGTATAAACCAATAAATTAAAAAATATGTATCAAGATTTAGACAACCCACGGAGTTGGGACAACCTCGGAAAAATGGTGTGTTTTCACGGACGTTACAACCTCGGAGACAACCACGACTACAACCACAATAACTACAATAGTTGGGAAGAAATGAAAAACGCAATTATCAAAGAAGAAGATGTTTGTGTTATCTTACCCCTTTACTTGTACGACCACTCGGGAATTACAATGAGTACAACCCCCTTTCATTGTCCTTGGGATAGTGGACAAGTTGGGTGGTACTTTGTTTCAAAAAAGAAAGTCCGTGAAGAATATGGTGTAAAGAAAATTACCCACAATCTTATTGACAAAGTAACCGAAGTGTTAATAAGTGAAGTTAGAACTTACGACATGTACCTCACAGGTGAATTGTACGAAGAAGAATACGAATAGGTTTTATTTTGTTTTAATTGGTGAAAAGTCCTCGGCGAAAGTCGGGGATTTTTTTTATATCAGAATTCGTCCAGCTCACGCCTGGTGGGGATTTTGTTTGGCGTCGTATTACATATTGGGGTGTAGTACGCCAACCAAAATTTTTCCGACTCTGGGTGAAACAGTGGTTGGTGTTGATAGGTTGGCAAAAAATATAAAAAAAAGTTTTGTTTATATGGAATAGTGTTTTATATTTGTATCAATAAACTATATGAATATGAAAATAAATGAAAATTTAATCGGAAAAAGAATTCGTCTTGTTTCAATGGAGAACGACCCTAACCCCGTTGAGAAAGGTTCAATGGGAACAATTTATCACGTTGGTCATGGTGTTATCAATGTCCATTGGGATAGTGGTAGGACTCTTGGTGTAGTTGAGGGTGAAGATGAATATGAAATCATTGACACTTTCGACACTTATTTACCACCCAATAACTTTCTCGTATTTTCGGGAAATATATGAGGAGATGGTGACTCGTCGAATTAGTTTGGCACAATAGTTTGTATATTCTAAAATTCATTTGTATATTTGTTCAATAATTAAAAAATAAAGAAATGTTAATTAAACTCACCTATCAAGGTAAAGGAACTCCAACTCTTGTAAACTTAAAAAATGTTAAAAACGTTTTTACCATTTTAGATAAAAGAGATAACAAAATCGTAACAAAAATTGAATACATAGATGGTACTTATATAAATGTTGAAGAAGATATTAAAACCATTTATGAAATTCAATGGAAAATGATGAACGGAAGTTGTGATATGGACTTTGATGTTCCATCAGTTGATGATATGATTAATAACTCATTTTACGAAAATGGTGGTTTTGAAAACCGACATTGGGTTGGTCAACGACCTAACAACCCTCGTAAAAGGGTTTACCGAAACAACTACGATAACCAAAACAATTATTGATATGTTTAAGGATATGTTTTTAACTTTCAAAGAAGTTTACCAAGAAGACCGAAAGGAATTTTGGGATGGAATTTTGGGTGGTGTTGTAATACTTGGGTATTTCCTATTGACAATGTTCGTTTTAATTCCTATATTTGGTTAAAGTGTAATACACTTGATTTGTAGTTCATAGATTAGTTTTATTTGGTTAAGAACCCTCACAGAAATGTGGGGGTTTTTTATTTGCTAAAAAAATTCGTCGCCGGGTGCGTCTCGAGTGAGATTTAGTTTGGCGGGTGTATGACAGATGCCAACCAATTTCTGAGATGGGACGGTGAATTCTGGGGTCAGAAAAAAAAATAAAGATTTATTTGGATTATAATAAAAAGTGTATTACATTTGTATCAAATTAAAAAACATCCATATGTCACAAGAAAATCGTACACAGCAAGTTCTCGACCAAGTCGGCCTGAATTGGACCGTAAGAGAAGAAAGTATCGCTACAGAAAGTGGTATCATTGTTCCTAAGAGTAAAGCAATCATCCGTGAGGACACCAACACTGTTTTGTCTGTACATGGTGATGGTTACTTTCCTTATCAGAATCATCAGATGGTTGATTTACTAGACAAGGTATCTCAACAGGTTGGTTTACCAATTCACAAAGGTGGTTACTTTGGTGGAGGTGAGAAAGTATACCTTCAATTGAAATCAAATGATTTGAAATTGGGCAATGACAGAGTTGAGGGTTATATAACTGGTGTGAATTCCTTCGATGGGTCAACTAGTTTGGCATTCGGTCCAAGTAATATTACAATCAGTTGTCAGAATTCATTCTTCGCCGCGTTCCGTAACTTGAATGCAAAAATTCGTCACACCAAAAACATGGAGATGAGAATCGATGATATCTGTCGTGGTTTGGAGGGAGTACTCGAGGAAGAAAAAGAGATGTTCGAAGACATTAAGAAACTTTCTGAAACGAAGATGACCAAGAAACAAGAGGATTGGGTTACACGTACATTGTTCAATATCATGAAAGATGTTGATTTGAATAGTGAAAAAGATGTGTCGACCGTGACTCGTAATCGTCTTTCTCGTTTCTACGTAGACCTTAACGGTGAAATAAAAGAGAAAGGTGATAACCTTTGGGGGTTGTTCAGTGGGGTTACTAAGTACACCACACATTCCTTAAGTAAAGGTGATAACTCTGAAAACAAGATGTTTGGAACCTATGGACAAAGGGAACGTCAAATTTTCAAAGAATTGGTTGAGTTGGTTTAAGATTGGTTAGGTACTCAATTAATAAGAACCCCGCAGAAATGTGGGGTTTTTTATTGCACCAAAACTCCTCGTGAGCTGCGCGCAAACAGTGAAAATTGTTTGGCATTACCTAAAACCAATAAAATCAATACTTTGGGTTTGAGCCAACCAAAATCGAGGGCTGCGCGCAATCAGGAGATGTTACATATCTTCCCAAAATCTAAATGGTTTTTCTTTGTAATCTTCTTTTAATTGTCTTCTTAACTCGTAACAATACCATATTAAAAACAACACGAACTCAACTCCTAATGTATAAAGTATCCCTTCTATCATAATAATAAGTATCCAAGATGGTGATGACACAGCACAGGACAACTTTTGTTTGGCAAAAAAGTATGAAAAAAATAAAAAAAAAGTTTTTTTATACGAAAAATAGATTTATATTTGTACCATAAAACAATTAAAAAATGAAAAACAAGAAAGTAACTCCGAAGAAAAAACACACACTCTTAAAGGGTGAAGGTGTTAACCAGCACACTCTGTATGGTGATTTCGTAATTGATGAAACACAAACAGAGTTCGCAGAGGTTGAAGTAAAAAAGGATAGTGTATTAAGACACGAACAACCAGATGGAAGTTTCTCAAAGGAACACAAACCACTCAAAGTTGAGAAAGGCGATTGGGTTATGGGAAAACAAGTTGAGTACAATCCATTTGAAGGTACAATCACTCAAATTTGGGATTAACTATGGCGAACCCACTAATTCACTCAAAAAGCAGCGTCAAGCGTTGGGGTGGTAAGGTAGAAGATTATTTACCTATCCACGAACTTATTGATAGTCCGAAAGCGACAATGAACAATAATAGTTCTCGGTTACTCACCCACAACACTTGGTTCGCATACACTATCATTCCAAAAATCTTCGGTTACAACATTACCAATAGCGACGGCAAGTCAGTTGATGTTGTTGATATTGCGATGTTACATATCGCAGAAGATTTTAGAATGAAGTTTGTTCCAACCCCACAAGATTACCTTAAACATTTAGAGGTTCAACCCTGGATGTGTAATGGGGTAAAAGATTTAGACAACCCCGAAGCGTACGAAGTAGTTAAACAATTAAACCAAAAAATCCACGAATATGCAAACTAATGAAGCAATCGCACTCTGGAAAGAGTTAGGTATTACAAGCGCAACTATGGAATTTAGTTGTGGTGGTGATAGTATGAATGATTATCACTTTAATTTTTACAATTCCGAAAACAAAGAAGTTGAGAGTGGTGAACTTGATAGTTTCTTTGATGATGAAGTTTTCCGTAGGGTAGAGTTTTATGTGAACTCTGACGGACACTACATTGGTGAATTTGGAAGTGTTGAGATTACACTTGATGAGGACAACGAAGAACCCGATTTCTCGTATTACAAATCCGCACAGGCGGAATGGTCAGAGAGTTTTACGGAAGAAGTTGGAATAGAACTCACAGAAAAAGAAGTTGAGTTTGTCAGAACCAAAGTTCGCAATTTGGTTGGCAGTCAAGACGGAAGTTCAATTAACTATAAAGGTGATTGTATTCTTAATAATGAGGAAGAACAAATTTCCGACACCATTTTGGAAAAGATTACTGATGTTGTTGAGAACCACGAATTTGAAAACGCAGACGGCGAACAAGAGGATTGGTTTCAATTCAACACAGAAGAAGTGGATAGTGATGTATTACCTAAAATTGTAGATAACACATTATTCGTTTCACTAACAAGACAATTTTTGGTATTGAGTGATAGTGATATGTAAACAATTAAAAAGTAAAAGAAATGAAAATCATAATTGAAAACACTCGTTTTGACTACAACATTGGTTGTCGTCTATTAAAAACAAAGTATCGTAATACACCCTTTAATGGTTTGGAAGATATATGGGAAGATATTGTTCCTATTACTTTCAAAGAGATTGCAACCGAAATTCAAAACATTGAACAGAGGCGTATCGCCGTAGGTTGTTTGGGTTTGGAAAACATTTACAAAGAAGTGAACCCCACACTTATTAAGTCCGAAACAATTTCAAAAGAAACATTTTGGGTTGGTGAGAATGGTGAACTTATTGAAAAAAAGTTTAAGGACACCTATGAACTATACCAAGTAAATGGAAATGATTGGGGTGAAGGTGCGGAATTTGGTTGGCGTAAACCAGAGAATGTTCACTTTGTAAAATGTAAAGACACCTCAACTGATAGAGAGTATTTTATTTGGGTGGACGCACAAAGTGTTTATCGTACTAACAACAAAGACAAATGGTTGAGTAGTAGTGAGGACTTTGGTAGTAAGATTACTCCTATCCAAGCAATTGCGTGGACAATTCAAACAGACATTAAAGAAGGTGGAATTGAGAAAATTGTTCGGCAAGGTGATTGTGTTCTTATTAAGAAGAAAAAAAAGTGTGAAAGTGGTTCGGTTAGACACTTGACCGAAAAAGAATACCGAAAACTATTGGTCGCAGAGAGTTAGTTGTTTCATTTTTATTGGTTAAAACCCTCACTCAAAAGGTGGGGGTTTTTTATTGCTCCAAAGTTGCTGCTGGTTGCGCTGCTGGTTGCGCTGCTGTTCGTGATTTTGTTTGGCATTCTGTAAACCCAATAAAATCAATACTTTCTGTGTGCCAACCAAAATCGAACCTGGTTGCGCTGGTTGCAGCTTCTGGTTTTTCTAGCCATTGCTTCTAGGTTTAACTAGTTTCCTGCTGCAGGGACCTGAAATCCAATAACTTGTTTGGCAAGAAAAATAAAAAAATATTTGGATTATATTAATTACTGATTTATATTTGTATTATAAAACGATAAGACAATGATAAAATCAATTAATGAAAAACAAGGGGGTATCGAGATTGACCTCACAGGACCTGATGGGAACGCATTCGTTCTTATTGGTCTCGCCTCAAAATGGGCGAAACAACTCGGTTTGGACTCCAAGAAAATTCAAGAGGAGATGATGAGTGGGGATTATGAGAATTTGATTGGCGTGATTGAAAAGTATTTTGGTGACTATGTAACTCTTTATCGTTAATCATATGACACACAAAATTCAAATCCTATCCCCTGATGGGTTCACACTCGAAAGGGATGTACCCTACTACAAGTCGCACAAAGCGGCCGCCAAGGCGTTCGAAGAATGGAAGAAAAGATACGAAACTCAAGGGTATTATTCTTCCGTAAAATATGGTCGTATACCATTAGTAGACCTTGAGGATTATTGTCAATTAAATTATTTGTAACATGAAAAAGTTCAGTCAAGTTTGTGTTTGGCCCGCAACTATCATCGGTAAGTCCAACATTAAAGATTTCGAAAAGTGGGCGAAAGAAGAATTCAGTGTTCGTGTAAAGTATTGTGAAGAAGTGGAAACATTACCTACACCTGGTGAACCAGATACTGGTGGAAGAAATGATGTTTTTTTCAGAGTCCACGAAAACGATATCCCAAAGTTTGCCGTACCTCGTTTACGAATTGGTATTCGTTGGTGGGAGGATGTATTACTTAATGGCGATGGTGTTCTCTATCCTGAAGATGTTTTGGAAAGATACCCTAAAACTTGGTAACTATGGAAAAGTTTAATTTCTACCTTGACCAAAAGGTAACAACTTGGATGAGAACGAATTTCTCAGTGGAAGGTGAAAGGTTGAATATTGATTGGCAAGAATAACTTGTAAAATTAAATAATCTTTATACCTTTGTAAAAAATCATTCGTATGACAAATCAAGAATTAACTACCCATTGGGTAAACCAAAGTGAGAAAGTCCTAAAAGGACGAGTTATTAAATCAGTTCGTTATCTTACCGATGAGGAAATGGAACTTATGGGTTGGTACAAGAGACCTATTTGTTTTGAGTTGGACAATGGAACACTATGTATTCCTTCTATGGACGATGAGGGAAATGATGGTGGAAGTTTGTTCTACCAAGAAAAAGGTAAAGAACTTGATGTATTACCTGTAATCTAAAAAACACTTGACATTATGAAATAAGATGTTTATGTTTTATTCAGATTACATTTCATAGTTGTAATTTTGTGTTTGGTTTGACACACTAAAGGGGTTCTTTGGAATCCCTTTTTTTATTTATAAACCACTGAAAATCAATAAATTAAATCGTCCAGTCGGTCCGCTGGGCGAATTTGTTTGGCAAAATAAACACTAGTATTTTTGATAATATCATAAAAATCTTCGGTATGTTTGTCATACATAAAGTCAAAAAAATGTTTGTGGAAAACTTTTTTTAAAAAAAATGAAATAAAATTTGGAAAAAAAGAAAAACCATTATACCTTTGTACCCAACATTAATTCATAAACTTAAATTAGAAACGAAATGACAAAAAATGTTCAAGTAAAATTTACCCAAAATTTGGGTATGTTCAAACTTCACAATGTAAATCGTGAGGTAGACACTCCACGCGTCAAGCGTATTACAGATTCAATGAAGAAAGACGGGTTGAAACTCGTTCCAATCATTGTTAATTCGCAGTACGTGGTTGTAGACGGACAACACCGACTAACCGCAGCAAAAGAAGCCGGAAAAGGTATCTACTTTATTGTAGACAACTCAATTCCTAACACCACGAAAGGTATCTTTGATGCCGCACGTAAGTTCAATCAAAACATGAAAGAGTGGGGTAAGAAAGATTACATTCATGGTTTCTCTGAACAAGGAAACAAATCCTACAAAACATTGGAGGAATTTTCAAAAGAGTTTCCAATGTTCTCCCTTACCGAAAGAATTATGTTACTTCAAAATTCGGGTACTCGTCATTGTGATAAACAAGATTTTGCAGACGGAAAATTTATTGTAGGGGATATGACCACCGCTAAAGAGTGGGCGAATAACCTACTTCAATTAAAACCCTACTTTGAAAAAGGTTACAACAAATCAGTATTTGTTCGTACCATTCTTACAATTATGGAGAAAAAAACCGATTTTAAATTTCAGGAGTTTCTTCACAAGGTAAAACTTCGTCCAAGTTCAATCTTTATGTGTGGCGATAAAAAGTCATACGCGGAGATGATTGAGGATATCTATAACTACAAACGTAAAACAGGGGATAAGTTAAATCTTCGTTTCTAACTTTTAGTTTAGGGGTTAGTAATTGGGGTGACTGAAAAGTTACCCCTTTTTTACGCTCAAAATTTCACAAGATGTTTTGTCCTGAAGACGACTCCAAATTTTGTTTGGCTTAGTTTTCAACACTTAAATGTTCATATTCCAATAAAAAATACACTATTTGTTCAGTGTTTTGTAAAAAAAGTTGAACAAATTAAAAATATTTGTTGGAAATAGAAAATATTCTTATTATTTTTGTACTGTAATTCAAAAAATTGATTATGATAAAAAAACCAAGAAAGACTACGGCTAATTCATTGAAGAAGTCTTTGCACGAAATTCGTGAATGCCTAAATGAGAGTTTACCAAATTTTGAGAAAAAAGAAATGGTAGGTATTAAGTTTTCTCGAGTTGGTACTCGTTACCACATTGAAAACGCACCAGTTCCTCCTACCGATAAAATTGGTGTACAGCTTGAACGTTCTTTTAATGACTTTATGCGTAAGCTGAAAGTAAATTATGGTGGAATGAAACTTGAAGGTTCAATGGTGTTTGGAACCAAAGACGATTTGTTTTTGGTTGGATACAACAACTATGAGCGTAAAGGTAAAAACCTCACCAAAAAAGGACACTCGATAGAAGGGGTTCTGTGATTTAGTATATTGATTTAATGTTCGGTTCGAAAAGCCCTCACAGAAATGTGGGGGTTTTTTATGCTCGGATGTGTGCAACAGAGCTGCACAGTTACATCTCGGGATTTTGTTTGGCGTGTGCCAACCAATATTGCACTGGGAAGACTGGGTACCCCTGAAGAAAAAAATAAAAATAAATTTGGAATATAAAAAAATTTGTTTTATATTTGTATTGTTAAACCAATGGAGTATAGAAATGGAGTATAGAAATAAAACCCAAGCAAGAAAGGAGACTGGTATCAATTATTTAGGTTCAGTCAACCTCACATCAAAACACGCTAAAGCGTACAAGTATGATGAATTAACCTACAGTCTTTATCTAGCACCCGCGGACTTAAGTGGTTACGAAGTTTGTCCGATGAGGAATGAAGAATGTACTGCACTATGTTTAAACGAATCTGGTATGAATCGAATGAACATGAGAGATGACATGATTACTCAGAGTAGAATTAAAAAAACAAAATTGTTTTTTGAACACCGTCAGTATTTTATGCAATGGATGGTTGCAGAAATTGAGGCAGCAAAAAAGAAAGCTGAAAAACAGGGTTATCACTTTAGTGTTCGTTTAAATAACACTTCAGACATTTCGCCCGAATCTTTTCATATGGTTGTAGATGGTAAAAGAAAAAACATTTTGCAATTGTTTCCTGATATTATGTTTTACGACTATAGCAAAGTAGGTAAACGAATGGAGTTAGTTAAGAAGTATAAGAACTACGACTTAACATTTTCATTTAGTGGTACAAACTTTTCAGATTGTATTAGTATGTTGAACAATGGTATACGAGTTGCCGTTGTTTTCAAAAAAGAAATACCCAAAAAGTTTTGGGGTAGAAAAGTTATCGATGGTGACTTATATGATATGAGATATCGAGATGAGAACGACATTATTGTGGGATTAAAATATAAAGTCACACGAAAACGACCTCAAAAAGATAGCAAGTTTATAGTAGACCCCTCACAATGAGGGGTTTTTTATTGCTAAAACATTTGCTGCGCTTTTGCGCCGGTCTTCAGGATTTTGTTTGGCGTAACTCAAAGTGTTGATTTTATTACATTTACAGAATGCCAACCAAAATCACATCTGGTTTGCGCGGCTATTGCTACCAGTTTTTCTGGCTATTTTGCTGGTGACCCCGGTTAATCCAAAAATTGTTTGGCAAAAAAAATATAAAAAAAATTTGATTATATTAAAAATAGATGTATATTTGTATCATAAAACAACATAGTTATGGGACAGTATTATAAACCAATCATTTTAGGTATCACCCCAAAAGAGGGTGAACACGAAACAGTTAAAGCGTGGATGTATTCACACGAGTACGACAACGGACTCAAACTGATGGAGCATTCCTATCAAGGGAACAACTTCGTTTCAACTTTTGAAAAACAATTAACCCGTAGAGGTGAACATTACAAAAGTCGTGTAGTGTGGGCGGGTGATTACGCAGAAGAAGAACCAGGAGTAAAAGTCATTTCGGAAGGGAAGGAGTACGACGCAAATTTGTATTCACTTTGTAATGATGAAAACCAAATCAAACCAAAGGTTTCATCAACTGACGAATACCCCTACATTGTAAACCACAGCAAAAAAATGTTCGTGGACAAAAACAAAGTTCCCGAAATTCAAGGATGGGATGGTGCAAAAATTCACCCTTTACCACTATTAACTAGTGAGGGTAACGGACAAGGTGGTGGAGATTTTAGAGGTGATGATGAAAATGAGATTATTGGTTCGTGGTCGAGAGATGTCATCTCAATAGAAAAAGATAGTCCACTTGTTACCAACGGCACAATGGATTACGCCGAATTGATTTTTGATTTGAAAGAATAAAAAGGTCCCCCGTCACAGGGGGATTTTTGTTTGGCAAAAAACATTTGGAATATAAAAGAATTAATATTATATTTGTATCATAAACCAATCAAGATGAGTAAGAGTATTAAAGTTAGGTTCAATCTCGGTAGAGGTAAGAACTACCTGAAATGGAAAGTACAACACCCAGACGGTAGTGTATTGTATTACAGTCCAACCGATAATCAATTAGTGATGACGGGTTGCACATTTAAGAACCACAGGAAAACCGCACAAAAGATTTTTGATGGTGGTAATAAAGTAGTGTGCGCGTGGATACTTTGTAAGGACATTAAGATTTACACAGGTCAACCATACAAGGATGAAAGTCGTAGGGTTCGATACAAT